AGCAGATTATGCGGCCTTATTAGTGAGCCGTTTACAGATGTTGGCTTTATTAGGTATGAGCTTTGAACCGTTCCGGATTCTATACCGGCTAATGATGTTATCGCCATTATTTTTGAGCAAACATTACATTATAGAATAGCTGAGTTGACGTAGTACCCCCTGGAACGAACATCACGTAAGGTATCGTACCATTCCAGCATCTTTTCAACCCGCCGTTTATTATGTTCCTTGATTCCGATATTCCAGCTACAGATATCTCAATAGCATCTATTATCCTATATGCTACTAGATGAATTGTGCCGCTTGCCCATGCTGTCGTATTAATTTGGAATGTCTGTACTGATCTAACACCGGCGTCGCCAGCTTGAACCCCAAATGGATAAAACGTACCTATTGGTAATGATGCCGCCATTGCTGGGATATTAGCGCCAGTTCTGCTAGCTGTTCCGGCTGAGTTTGTATACCCCAGTGATAAACTTGCAGGCGTCCCAGTTCCGGTAGCTGTGCTTACTTCCATTCCTATAAAAACACCTTCGCCGTTAGCGCTTTCGTTGTCGTCCCTTACTGGCCATGCGTTAGAATTTACTGTTTGTGATGTTGTTATGGTTGCTGATAAACCGCTGTTGTGCCATATGCGATCACACAAAAGCATTGTGCCAGCCGTTGCGGATGACATGCCCAGAAACTTAGCTAAATGAATTGTCTGTCCTGATTGTGTCGCAGGAAATGGCAATTGCCCCGAGTAGCTTGTGAATGTGTTGTCTGTTCCAGCTACCCCTGGCGATGGCGCAACAGCAGGCCCAGGAAACCCGGCAGTATAAAATGGAGTCCACCACCTACCGGAAACCAATGCTCCAGAGAGTGAATTAAATGATGTACTGGGGGCTTTTATATTAAGCGCCGCATCTTCAAAGGTTGCTAACGTCATATAAATTTTCCAATAAACAAACCAGTCATAAATGCAGCCAGTACCAAAAACACGGCTATAACTATGTTTTCTTTATCGCTGAACATTTCGCTCGCTTGAGCTTCCCAAAAATCGACATATTTTTCTAAAGCTTCCCACTCTTTCTTTTCTATCAAATCTTTTATTACTTTCAACTTGTCTGTCATTACAATGTCGCCTCGTTGTATTCGTTGTAACTCCCTGGAATCATCCATTCAAAATCATGTCTCAATGCAAAATGAGTAACTCCTAGCTCTTCGTGTATAAGCAAATATAATGGGTCTCCCCAGTGCATGAACTCGCGCTGCTCCCACCTGACCTTATTAATTGGAGTAGCCGCATAAGTTGCCTCTATGATTGTATCCATTGTTACTAGCTTATTACTGCCCCCGTCAGGTATCTGATACAAGTATCCCTTCATTGCCCATACTGGTATAGGTAGCCTATAATATTCCAGCATCCAATTCTTATGCCCTGGCAGCCAGTCATCGACGTAACCATTTTGGGTAAAATTATCAATGTATGGGATAGCGTTATTTATTCCGCCGTAAGCTTTCTTGTATATCCCCTCGTTGACTGGAAGATCGCACCACGGCACTGTATAAAATCCATCTTCTACAGGGTCATAGGCCCTCATTTCTCCCATGCTGCGTTCGTCCCACAGAACTATACCATTCTGAACCCCGTGGTGGCCGTATCTTTCTATGATCTTTACATATTGCCTAAACAGCCCATCTTCATCAGTTGGAGTATTGACAATAACAGCAAAGTATTCAGTTGTCATGCGTCGTCAGCCCATATGCTAGCATTATCCCATAAATCCATCATTTGCGCCTCAGTGTATGCAAGCTCGGCCTTTATTAGCCCCCACAAAACGCCTTTAGATCGAGCATATTTTTTTTGCTCCCAGCGTATTTTGTTGAATGGCGTAGCCGTATAGGTGCTCTCTATATCAGTGTTAACAGCCGTAAGCAAGCCTCTTGCATTTAATTCAAATTTTAATTTCCATGTCTCTATTACTTTGTCATAGCTATCTTCTACAGCTTGCAAATGTCCTGTTATATATCCACCTAAAAGCAAGTGCAAGGAGGGACTTGTTTCACGCGTAAACTTGCCTATGTTGTTTATTAGCTGCTGATTTGTATACGCCACTGAGTTCTCGTCTATCGCATCGCCATCAGTTAACTCATTCCACACTATAGATCCGCCTGGTGGAGTTGGAACGCTTCCGGTATCTTGTATTACAGTGTATTCCTGCATTCCACTAGCATAATTATATATTACATAGTAATCAGCCATTATGCCAACCTCGTAACAGAAAAGAACGCTGATGATTGCGCAACTGCACCAGCCGCGCTAGCATGCGGCCTTACTTTATCATTTGCGGCTAATGTTATTATCCTGGTTAATGGGGAATTTGCTGGCAGATTTCCAAGCCTTTCAGCAGCAGTAGGAGCCGCAGTTCTTATGGCGGAATTAAGAGATAAAAAAAACGCTGTGCCAGCATCATAATACGTAAAAGCATAGGTTCCGGCGTTATTTATAGTGCATACAGTGCCTTCTGTTGCGTTTGTTGTTATTGTTGCTCCAACGAGGTTGTCTTTTGATAATGTGCCGATCAAGCGAATAAAAGTATCAGTTGTTCCATACCCACTAGCATTTGTATATATTGCCTCAGTGCCAATTCCTGTTGTTCCCAGTATTGGCGGAATAATGCTGATTCTCCAACTTGCTATAGTCCCACTTCCGCCGGTAGCTTTTACATCGAAAGTCAAACTGGTACCGCTGTATGCCTGCACTATGCCAACCATGTAATTATTGGTATCTGATGTGGCGGTAGACATAACCATAACCCACATACCTTTTACAAACGATAAGCCAGCCCCAACAGTAAAAACCTTTCCAGCCGTTAGGTTTATGGTGTGTGATGTCGCGCTAGTGGTTGTAAACGATCCGTTATTAAATCCTATTACAGTATCATCTAATTCCTGTACAAAATTTGGCAATATTGACGCGAAAAAATTATCGACATAAGCAGGGAAACTAGGATTACTTCTTGCCGGAAAAGCTGGAATATTAGTTAATGCCATTTTATTATATCAACTCCTCAACATCTAATTCACAATAATTCACACTAGGCGTCTGTAATGGGATTCTAAAAGACTGGTAAAACCCATGCGCCATGGTGTATTCGTAACCATTATCTGTAACGCCTATAAACACGCTTGGAACTGATAATAGTTGTCTTAATAGCTTAACAACCCTATTAGTCTCTCCCTGGTCTAGCACTAATTTAAACGTCATAATCTTCGCGTTATCTTTTTTATTTAGGTATGCTATGTTATTGGCATCATAAGACTTAACAGAATAGTCCCTTATTCCTATCGTGCTACCATACTGCGTATAGCCTACTTGGTACTGTTTGGCAACCATAAAGCGCCCAATTTTGCTATTTGCGCCTGATGCGTTTGTAATTGTATAAGTTATTATGGGGTTTTGATAAGCCTCGGGAAAATCAACTTCGAAATGATCAGTTTTTTGGACAAACGGTTCGAAAAACCAGCCATATATACTAGTAACTGAACTATCGTCGAGGCTTATTGTTTTGCTGTATATGCTTTCCGCGCCGTTATTAGTCGCTGTTATTGTTAGTTGGGTACCTACTAAATTAATAAATGCCAGCGCACCCACACGCGCTCCCACGTCGACAGTTTGATTGATTAATAAATCGCTTGTTTGTGATGATGATAAATCATCTATCATTTTGTAAGCGTTAACGTATCCCTCGTCAAACCATCTGGTGGGAGCATTTTCGGGGAATGCAGCGTCTATACCGGCTATAAGATTTCTATATATTTTATTTGTTGTTGTTCTGATTACTCTAGTACCAACAGTGTAATTAGTCGCGCTATTCCACACCGCAAAATCATTCACAGGCACATTATTACTGGTGAACATCGATGGGGTTAAAGTAATAGGGTTTAATATGTACATGTCATTATGTCCTAGTTGCAGGCATTCCTATTTTTTCCCAGCGCTCTAGCGTATCGGTGGCTCTCATATTAATGCTGGCAACCTGCGCGGTTATTTGTTGATTTATCACTTGTTGCTCTTCAAGTTTCTTATTCATGTTTTCCAATTGTTTTAATATGCTTTTGTCAACCTCAAGGCGCGGACTTGTTCCGGCTTGTTCTACGCTTCTTAGCTGTGATTGAACAAATGTAAACAAGTCCGTTTGATTAGATAATGCAGCCTGTCCAGCCTCTAGAAGTGTCCTGGCGGCGCCATCTAGTTCACTTGCTGCTGATGTATCCCCGCCCCTGGCCTTGCTTATTAACCCAGTGAATTGTTTTTCCGCAAAGTTAAACTGTTGTTTCGGAGATAAAACACTAAGTTTTTTATCTAACAATAGGCTATCAGCTGCGCTTTTGGCTGCTTTTCTTAAATCACCCAATGATGCTGTTGTGTTATTTATGCCGCTGTCAAGCCCCTCAAAGCTATCCAAAGCAATATTAAATAATTTAGCGTATTGAGCCTCGTTTACCGCTCCTTTAACTAAAGCCGCATTAAGTTTGGTAAATGCACGCTCGAATGATTCTGGATCAAAAGCCGTAATCCCCTCGATGAGCAGGCCCAAATCACGTGCATTTTTATTTTTAAATAATGGGTCGCTTTCTATTTTTTGCTGTGCTTGTTTGCCGCCTATGGTAGTCAATACCTGGCTAGCTATACCAGCTGCATTAGCCACAATATTAGTTTTTGATAGCTGCCCGCCTGCTTTTGACAAATCGCGCAAAATGTCCGGCTTTATATCTTTAAAACCATCTTTAACTGCTTCAGCAGATTCCGCAAAGATGAAAGCCGCTGATTTTAATCTACCTATTGCATCCGATACCTTACCTAGCGGGGTTTGTAGCTCGCTAGCTTCTCTATCAAGCTCTCTAGCGCTCTTTGTTATTTGATTGAAATAAAACCCTATGCTATCTAGCCCTGCCTTGCCAAGCTCTAACGATGCCTTTTTGATTCGCTCCATTTGCGCCGCTGTATCATTTAGCAGCTTGGCATTTCCGCCCATTGCCTTGCTTAAGCCTGATAATGCTTGTTCATGCTGATCTGCTGATATTATGCCTTTTTTGTATTGATCATTAAGTCTGTCTATTGCTTTAGCATATTCGATTATATCTTTACCAAACTGCAAACGCCCGTTAACGCTTTCGGTTGCGCTTGCGTTTGATAATTTTCTTTGCGCCGCCAATACATCAGCAATGCCTTGACCTAGCCTATTAATACCGCTGCTAGCCTGATTCACCGCAAGCACATTAACTAAACGATTGATTGATCTATTTATTGCATCCGATTGTTGGCCGCCTGTTATCGCACTGCGTATACTGTCAGCGATTGGCTTAACAACAGATTGAGACGTAGCTACCCTGGTCAATGATGATATTACGCTTTTTACATCATTCACTTCCAGCGCAATCGCGGACAATTCGCCTATCAAATCCGTCGCGAGTCTTGCATTAGCCTTCGCAATCTCAGTGGCAAAATTTGCGTCTTTATTGATCGATGGGTTTTTTATCACAAACTCATTAGCCAATAACTTAGCAGCATCACCAGCGCGCAACAATGCTTCCCGCATATCTGATGCTGATTGTCTTAATTTATCTTGTGCTTCTTGAGATTTTTTTAGCTCTTCATTCTGCAATGCTTCTTTTCTCTCTCTAGCTGCTAATTGCGCCCGCCTTTCTGCTATTTGTATTTGCTCTTGCGTGGCTTTCTTTATCTGCTCAGTAACCGTTTCAATTGTTGTTCCAAGGCCTCCAAACGCTTCATTCACTGCCAAAAATTCGTCTTGTATATCAAGCAATGCTAAAAGCATTTTTTGACCTGATTCGGTCGTAACATCTTGAGCTTTTACTAGCGCTGCAAATTGCTCTTTAGTATTTATTCCAGATATTCCAAGCTCTTTAAATGTTTTATTCAATAGTTCTTGAGCCGGTCTAATTCTCTCCCCAACTGTTAGAAAATTCTCTGCAAATATTGCCAATTGATTATTTAGCTTATCCGCTCCACCGGCTATATTCAGAAATGCGGCTCTCGACTCAAAAGAAACGCCTTTTAAAAATTCCGTTGCGTTCTGAGTGCTTGACCCTAGAACTTCCATAACATCTACAAGTGTATTAAATTCAGAACCAAGCCTTACAAATGCTGATGTGGCTGATTCTCCAGTATTTTTTAGATTATCTATCTCTGGTATCAACTGCCTAGCCATTGCATCAGTAAAGCCCGTGATGGCCTTTGTTAATTGCTCTTCAGTAAGTCCCTTTCCTTTTTCTGATGCGATATTGATCGATTGAGTAAAGCCCTTTAGGATATCAACACTGATTCCCATTGACTTAGCTGAGTTCTCAACTTCTTTAGTTACTGCCTTTATACCATCGTCAAGGAATTTACCAACCGCTAAGGCTGCCTCGCTTGCTTTGCTTGCGGTGTCTTTGAGTTTTCCGTTAAACTCGCCCAATAACTTACCAGTATCAGCATCAGCTTTAATCCTTATTACCTTATCACCAACCAATAAGCCGCCTTCAGCTTTGAGTTTAGTTGATGTAATGCCGCTAAACCCTTCACTGTTAAAGCTTCCGATTAAGTTTGTCTCTTTCTGTTTTAGCGGGCCACGACCAAACAACGCGGAAACAGCGCCGCCCAATATACCGCCTACAGCCGCCCCTAACGGCCCGCCTACTAACCCGCCAAGTAAAGCGCCGCCCGTGGAAGTAAACCCAGCGCCTAAGCCTCCTATTTTCTTATCTCCACCGATAAGCGATCCTATCCCGACTCCAACAGCACCAGCGCCCAATGTTGCCAGCGCTCCTCCACCTATCCCGCTTAGAACACCAGCGCCTGCGCCAGGGCCATTAGCCAAAGCTGTACCAGGGCCGCCAAGGAATGATGCCCCAGTAAATGCTCCTTTGGGTATCTTACTGAAAATACTGGAAAGACTGCTTGCAGAGGATTTAAATATATCACCCAGCTTAGATATACCATCATTAAACAATGAAGAATCAAGCGCTATTGAAGCAGTTTTCCCGCCTGTAAATATGGATTTAAAGCTATCCAGTAATGCGCCGGTTTGACTGACGCCAGAGCCACGCCCGAATAGCTTACCAAGCAAATCGGCACTAATGGCCTGAGCAACCATGCTTGCAAGCGCTGATTTAAAACTTGACAGCATCCCTGAGAGATTGCCCTCAAATCCCTGTCTCAACGCGTCACCAAATGCTGTTTGGATGTTTCTTTCAGCCTGGATAGCGAACTGTGTCACGTCATCAAAAGACTTTTTGCCCTGCGTAGACAGTTTGACAAACTCATCGTTAGCGCGTTTTATCGCCCTGTTGTAGGTTTCCATGCTTATCCCTGCATTGTTTGGCAGGTTAAGCAGTTTGTTTAAGCGCTCGGTTTCTTTTGCTAATTTTTCTGTTGGTGTAAGTACTGATTCTGTCACGCGCTCAACTTCTAGCATGTTATTAGCAAGTTGTTGCGCCGCGTCTTTCTCTTTATTAAATGCTATTGTGCTTTGTTCTATTTTTGCAATAAGAGGGGCCGCTGCATCAGACACGCCAAGCTTAGATGCCCTAAGTTGCAATAATTCTATTTCTGTTTTATTGGCTTCTTCAGCTTCTTTTTTGAGAGACTGAATAAACCGTTCAGATTCTGATATTTCTTTTGCTTTCGATGTCCCAGTTGATTGAGACTTGATCAAAGATGGTATCTTTGCTATTTCATCCTTGTTAGCAGTTACATTAAGCTCTATAGGCTTGTTTGCAATAGATAATATAGTTTCGTCAATTGTTTTCGTAAAAGAATCAGAAAACGGTTTTTTAAATGCCGCTACAGGATCGATTGATATAGCTTTTTTAATATCAAGCTGCAACAAAGCCTTAACCTGAGCCACTACAGATGCTATTCCAAGCGCCGCACCCTGAAACGTATTGATCACGCCCCTACCAACATCAATTACTGCTGCAAACGCTATGCGCACGTCATTACCGTACAACTTAACAATATCGGCACTTTTTGATAAAAACACTGAAACAGATTGAGTCGCGTATGTAAAGAAATCTATTATGCCAACCCTGCCAATTGCTACTTGCAGCTCAAAAAGCGCATTATTAAATCTATTTACTTGAGATTGTAGGCCAGCTGCAGCGGCTTGAGACTCTGCGCCGAATGTTTTTTGTAACTCCCTCGCGAAATTGGGAAGCAATACCTCGGCTGTTAATTCGCCTTTTTGCAGCAGCTTGCCAAGCTCCTCAGTTGTCACGCCTATTGATCTAGCAGCAATTTGAAAAGCACCTGGCAATCGTTCCCCAAGTTGCCCCCTCAATTCTTCAGCCGATACAGTGCCTTTTGATATTATTTGTTGTATTGCAAGCAGGGCGCCGGATGTCTCATCTGACCTTAGTTTTAAAGCTGTTGCAGCTTGAGATATTCCAACGAATATTTCTCTAACAGCCTGACCTTCAAGCTTTGTGCCCTTAGCAGCTACCGCAAGCTTAGAATACTGATCTGTGGTATCTCTAAGAGATAAACCAAGCTCGTTTGATGTTTTTCTTATGAAATCAAGTTCTGCGTTTGCGGCCTCAGCGCTCCCCGTTGCCACTTTTAATGCGGATTCAAACTTTTCTACATCGATGGCCGCGTTAGCAAGTCCCTTGATAGTTGATAGCGCTCCATAAGCGCTTACGACGCCTATTGCAGCGTTTTTGATTGAGTCAAAAGAATCTTTAATTATTCCTGTTGACCTTGATATATTGCGCTCGGCCTTATCGCCAGCGTCGCCAAGGCGATTAAGCTCTGATATTCCGCTCTTTATGCCGGTTGAATCTAGTGTTAGCGTTAGCGCTGCAAAATCAGTCATTTATTTAATCATCCTAAGCCGTAATCTATCCAAATCCTTAATTATGCTTACGTCATGACTAGATAAACTTTTATCAGTCAACCTTGCCCAGCTATCTATCTCTTGATATGATAATGAACTGATGCCTAATTCGCTGACCTGCCTCGCTGAGTCAAGCTCGCAAAACCAAGCCCAAATATTTGAAAATATGCCAATTGGTAATTCAATCAGCATATCATGTTTCCTTCCAGTTTGTCTATATGCTGCAAGAAGGTGATCACGCAAAGTGGCGCCATCTTCTTGTCTTTTCTCTAGCTCAAACTCTCTTTTAGCATACGCAAGCAGAATGTCTACTTGCTCTTTGTAAAATTTGCAAGATCATTGCTTATTTCAAGCACCTTTGATCGAATAATTGGATTAATTTTCATCAGCTCAATAGCATTCTCTTCACTGTATTCTGGAACCTCTACACCATTCACAGTGCCACGCCAGCCGCACACACGCACTGCTATAGCCTCTATAGTGTCATCCATGTCTTGCTCTGCCTTCTTGAATCCCTCCTGTTTACCGCGTTTGCGCTCCTCAAAAAGGCGCATTCTATCCTTGTTTTCAAGCTCTAAAATAAAGGATTGAACTTTTTTGCTATACTGACCAAGTACAGAGATATAAAAGCCTGTTTTCGTTACGCCATCTTCACCCATGTATTCAAATTCAGTTGGCATATCACAAATATTAGTAATATTCAGTTTCCCAAATCCAGACATTTATATCTCCTTTAATTAATAAAATTACGCCGCAGAATCCTGAATCATTAGCGTAGTAACATCGCCATTGTTTGTGGCAGAATTAGTGTTGAGTAACGCGGTGAAAGGAACTGTTTGCACAATACCTTTCTGCCCATCATCTTTACTGTTTCCGCCTACTTTGATGCGAGGCATGGTAAACGCTACAAAGTCAGAGTTAGCAGCCGCTGTGGCTGTTAATGTCATTGTAACAGATGCTTCTGTTTCATCCTCAAACATTTGCATGTAAGCGTCATTTTCTAACAAGATAGTCATCTGTCCAGAAACCAACACTGAGCCGCTAAATACGTCAGGTGTCGAGTTTGCACCAACAACGTCCTCTTTCGTCATACTACCATTAAGAGTAAAATTCATGCTAGTTACATTTCCTACAGATGCACCGCCCACGACCAGTAGACCATTTGCGCCAGCCATAACGCCGCTAGTAGTTGCGGCTGTTGGTGATGTAAAATAGGCGGCTAATCCTATATCCAAGTTTCTACCAAGGAACCCGAAGCTACAAGTAGCCATTCCAGAAGCTGGAATTTGTACATCCATGGTATTAACTTTGCAATCATAGAATTGCTCACTCATTGCAACCCCAGTGCCGTACCATTGTTCAATGGTAAAGTAATCCGCTGTGTGTGCTGATTGAGGTGTGAATGTTTTTCTCCCTGTCACTGATAACGTACACGCAGCAATAGCTGACTGCGCTGAAATAGTCGTTCCATTAAGCACGTATACAGTCAACACCGTCGCGGTTAATGACGCAACCAAGTAATTTTTATTCAAATTTCCTGCAGCCAATCCCGCTGTGACCCGAACAATATCGCCAGCTTTTACGCCGTCTGTAATCCATGAGCCAGCCGACCTGGTAATGGTGTATGTTGGCCCTGACCCAGCCGTTGTCAACGTCAATGATGCTATGCTAACCCCAGCTACAAAATCCCTTCTCACAGCGGCCGCCATAAAGTCTTTATATGTCGCCGGACTAATTTCGCCACTAATAGGCCCCTCAACAAACTTCGACCCATGTCTGAAATCTGCAATTTGATAATCTGTGCGAATTTCATTCGATTGGAATGTGTTTTTCTTCAACTCAATACCGCTTGAAGTGCGGCGCAACACCTGCGCTCCCGATACTGTCGCTTTGGTGCCTAAAGCTGTTTGTTTTTTATAAATAAGTTGCTTTTCTACGCCTGAACCTATAGCCATTTTGAATACTCCTTAATTTATGTAACTGTAAAATTCGATATCAATTGGGGTCATGAACCTGTCATTTTCCTCAACGCTTTGCTTTATACGAGGCGATTTGCTGATGTTTACAATTACATTGTCGTGAGAATGGCTAGTTCCTCTTGCAAATGCTAATCGTATAAGCTCGGCTCTTGCCATAGCTTCAGATTTGCCCGTATATAATTTGTAAAACAAATTAATTTGTAAAATCCCATCTATTCTATGCAATCCGGTTGAGTATTCCTCATGCACCGGAGGAGCAAGGAAAAAATAAACATCCTGATATGGCAATGCAATAATTGGCCTGGTGTTTGGCCATTTAGTGGGCAATGCCGGAACAATATTATTGATACTATTTTCTAATGCTATTTGTATTTTTGATATTGTCATGTCTTGATAGCATTAAAAATACCTTTAAACTCAATCAGCGTAGCTTTAAGCATCCCTTGTGGCGCCTGCCTAGAATGCCCATCCTCTAACGCTTGAATATATGGAACGTTATTAGTTATGTAATGCACTGCGTAAGGATCACCAGAGCTTGTTTTATTTATTATTCTTGACAGCGTTCTGTTTCCGTCACCGTCTTGCTCATTTAAAAATTCATTTGGAATGAATCCATTGCCATACTGCCAATTTGCTCTTGCGGTACCTCCAACATATCCGGCTGGTGGGTGTTTTGTTTTCCACCCTGATGGGTCACCCACTGGCGTTTTCAGTATCAAAGACTCACAAAGCTTACTTACAAGCAACCTAACAAACTTGCTTGACCTAGCATTTGTTTTTTCTGTAAACCTTGACACGTCACCCTTGAAGCTCATAGCTTAAGCTCCACTATGTATATTATTGCTTCATCATAATTTGGAGATATCGTTTTTATTCTCGTTATTGTATGGCTTACGCCACTTATGACAATTTCATCATTCAAGTATGGCGTGTTTATGCCTTTAGATGACAACAAAATTGTTATTAATACATCA